ACTTTAATGGCTGTTATAAGACCAATAACCTCTCTTAATTCCGCTGGAACTCGATACGCAGAATCATATCCAGAGATAAAATCAATATAGTGAGTAGTTGGAATTTTCGTTGGGCTCATCCCTTGAAAAACTCTTTGCGATCGAAGCGCTGCGTTACCAGAAAAGGAGACATTAGATCCAAGAATCCCGATAGAACGTAAAATTCCTTGGTCATATACTATTCTCGCTCTCTTTTGGAAATCAACGATTGTGGTTGTCGGTTCATTGTTCATGTCCCGGCCAATTGGATTAACGAACTGCCAAGTAATTAGTCTTTGAAGTGGTTTTTTTCGCAATTCTACAAAGAAATTATTACCAAGATCGGAATTCTGATAATCGTGAGCATCATACCACTTTGCATGTGGCTCGATTAACCTTGGAAGGTTCCCTTTTGGTCTATGCCTATAGATTGTCGGATAGATTTCGTGCTCCAACTCCTCAGAAATCGCAAGTGTAACCTGATCTACGAATCCTTGTAAATTTTCGTCTGTGATATATGATCCATCAACCGTCACCAATCGACCGTTACCCGACATCAAAGAATATCGTATTTCATCGGGAGTTACAATTGCTCCCCACCCACCGGTCTTAGGAATCGATGGATCGATTTCACCTGGGGTTTCTGTAGCATATAGCCTTTCCAAAAGGTGCCTGTTTGCATTTTCGTCGGGATTTTGGAATAGAAAACCTTTAAACGGTCGCGCCATATTTTTTACCTTTTAAGAAATTGAAAATTGTAATCTTTGCTTGGGTAACGATTCTACTATCACTCAAATTAGAAGATTGAGATTTCTGGATTTGTTTGATTCCTACCATTTCAAGAACTTCGGCAACTTGGGCTTGAACCATTTGGTCCAGAGGAGTTTTGATTTTATCTTTATCCCTCTTTGCAATTTCATCTGCAAATTTTTTGGCCAGTTTCTTTTGTGTTTCTGGATCCTTATACTCTTTCACTTGGTCAAAAAGTTTGTCCGCAATTGCTTGGAATTTTTCTGCCTCTTTTGTGGCAGTCTTCTCATTTACACCTTTGGATTTTAATTGGTTTTCAACTCTCTCAAGTTTACGTTTTGCTTCCAAGATATCTTTTTTAGTTTTCGAGACTTTATCTTTTGCCCACTTATAGTTCCATTTGTTTTCCCAATCCTTTTTCTCCATACCACTTGCTTTCAGCTCATCGATTTGATCTTTTAAGTATTTCTCGTTATCTACGAGATCTACTTCGAGTTCAGTGATTTCTTCAGTAAGTGATTCAAAATCGTTTGAAAGCCCTGCATACATAAGTGCCTGTGATTGTGCTTCGCGAGCTTTTACATTGATTTTTTGGGATTCTTCCAATAAAGATAACCGTGCTTTTCTAATAGGGTCACGAATTAAGTCCAATTTCATTTCGTCAGGATTGATCTCGGAAATGTCGATTGCCTTCGAACCATCTTTTTCAAAAACTTGGTTGATCCTAGAAATCTTTTCACCTTGCTTTTGATAGAGTTTTGAATCGATTGAGTCTTCCATTAAAACATCAACCCACATCACATTATTCAGAAGGTTCCCTGGTCTATGGTGACGGCCTCGTTTTTGAACTTCAGTAGTTGGATTCCAATCAATACAAGAGTTATATGCAACCGCAGTATTCCTATTGAGATCCACACCTTCTTTAATCACATCTGTTCCGATTATGATTTTACATTTACCATTTATGTTATTGAAATCATTCGTGATTTCCGTAAACCTCTTGATTCCTCGATTTTTTAATTCGGGATCTTTTGCTGGATCAGATTTAGATTTAGCATCAAGAAATTCGACTGCTTCAGGTGGGAGGCCTTTAACGCTCACCAAGTATTCTTTTACTTCCTTGATTCGCTCTACACCTTTCGGCAAAAAGAAGATTTGTCCTGGAATTGGATCACCAGGTTTTGCATCCTGATGCGCTTTATAAAAGCCAGCGATTGAATCACAAATATATTTCAATTTAGGTGATCGCTCAACAAAATCCCTGGATCCATTCGGATTGATATCTTTTGCTTCCTCAGTATCCCAAATTGCGCCTTCCCCCTTTTTTACAAGTGCAGGTGAAACGCCCATTAGTTGCTGAACGCCAATTGATACAAGTGGAGCTCCAGGAAGAGGGCTTCCATCCTTATCTCTAGCATCGTACATTGATTCCAATTGGTCTCGAATTTGAATTTGTTCTTCGGACAGTGGGATAGTGACAGCCTTTAGTTTTAGCTTTGGCCTTTTGACTCCATTCTTATCGCCAGATTTGAATTCGAAAAATTCAGCTATGAGATCCTGGAATGCTGGTGCATTTTTCCAGCTTCTCACCACATTTTTTCGGATAATCGTTCCATCGCCTTTTACGACGTTTTCTGCTTGAGATTCTACGAATGCACCAAGGAAGTCTCTTACCGAGTTTATCCCAAGCGATTGCAATTTTTCCCTCGCAATCATCGAAAGCAATGAATACACCTGAAGAGGATTATTTGTAAATGGAGTCGCAGAGAGGAGTAGAACGTTTCTGTTGTTATTTCTCTTTTGGACGTATTGAGACGCGAGCCACATTTTCCATCCTCTACTAGATGGAGTTCCTCCAGTAATGCCAGCGTATTCGTTTACAGATTCTTTCTCGTCTTCCTCTTTCCCTTTATTGAGAGGATCTTCACTAGTACCTTGATTATTTCCAAATCGACCAGATGCTTGGTCAGTAAAGATATTGTTAAAATTGTGTGCTTCATCAACTGTTAGGTGATCGAAACCCGCTTCATCAAATTTAAGTTGATTGGAAGTTCCCTTTAAGGCCAGGGACATTTTTCCTTCTACTTTCTCTTGGTCTTTAGCTTCCGTTCTTGCTTTGGAATTTCCTTTTTTTCCTTCCGAAGATTTTGGATCGATTATTTTATCTTTGATATCTGAAGTGAGTTCGCTATAAACTTCGTCCGAAAATCCGAATGTCTCAAACGCATTATAGGACATGATTGTAACTGTCCCTTCAGGAGGAGTATACTTGCCACCTTGATCGGCAGTGAGTTTATTCAGCTCCGGAGTTCCTACCATTTGGAATGGAACATTTGGGAATCTTTCTTTAGCTTCAGTGTACCATTTTTCCAGAACGGAAGTAGGGACAACGATCAAAGGTTTTTTCGTTCTGCCTGCCTGCATTGCAGAGACAGTGGACATGATCCCGGACCAAGTTTTTCCAAGTCCGACTTCATGTGTAGCACATCCAACACCTTTTGCCATGTATCTGGCAACAAACTCCATTTGCAAATCTCTAGGGTCTTGGATTTCGCCTTTGTAGGTTTTTGACATACCTTCGAGGAGAACAGGGATTTCAGATCCATCGATGTTCGCATTGACGTTATATCTATCATTCCACTCCAATTCGACTTTTGCTTTTTCAGATGGAGTTAGTACTGTATCCATAAACTCTTTGAAGTATTTATTACCGAGGGTTTTACGTTCCTCTTTTCTTAAGTCACTGGAAAAATCTTGGCTTCGTCTTACTCTTTCACCATCCACATAATCGATAATGTCTTCCCGTGTTACCGAGTACCCATTGAAAAGTTTTGGGTCAATTCCACCTTCATACCGAACCTGCGTCCTTCTCCCGTAGCCAAATTCTACTCTTTGTCCTAAAACCCAATCCTTGAATTTCTGAATCAGAGTTGATTCACTTCCGTCACCATTGTCGAAAACCATTCCTTTCGAAAACGGTTCAATAGGCGTTAGCGTAATGTCTTCGATATTGATCTTAGGTGGAACTTTCGAGATTAGGAGTTTTCTTTGACGTTCAAATTGTTCCTCACCATACTTCGAGACCAATTCATCTTTTGAATTTTCGAGTTCAATTAATTTCTGTTTGATATTTCCAGCTTTATAAAGATAAAGAGGAGTTCTTGCACCACCAGGAAGGACAGCCATGCTTTCCGAATCGAATGGAATTTTTTCATCTATAATTCCAGTAGGGGAAGTGTTTCGAACAAGTTCTAGATCCTTATCTGTGAACTTCTTATTGAATTTTGTGTTAAATTCTTCCTGCGTGTAAGTATCAATTTTCTTTGTAGGATCTTTCTTCTCTGCAATGGTGTTCTTGATTTCTTCTTTCTTTGTGGCCGTTTTATTGATCTTTTTTGTTGCTTCCGCAATTTCTATTTTTCGTTTCCCCTTGGCGTTTTCATTGCCCATGAGGCCAAGAGAGATGGCATCCTTCTGCGCCTGAGACATTTCTTTTGGAGCAGGGAGGTTCATTTCATAGAAAGCATCGGCTTTACCTTTAACGTAGTTTTCCGGCCTTCCAAATCTGTTAGTTCTTTCCAAAGTTTCTCCAAAAACATGTTCTGGATTTTGCTCAAAATACTTACCGTTGAAAGCGTTGGCATTATCCTGGGTCCCTGTAGTATTCTTTCTAAGGACTATTACATCGACTCCAATTTGTGTATTGCTGAAGGATCCTTCTGGCATTCGGTAAGCTTCGAGAAGTTCTGCTTTACCGAAGATCTTTTTCTTCCATGCTGTTTCACCTGCTTGCAAGAAAGTGGATGGAACCACATAGAACATTGTCCCACCTTCTTCAAGAGTATCAAGGCCACGATTTATGAAATAGTGTTCATAACGATTCCATCCTTTACCTTCGATGGCTTTGAATTTTCCTGACATCTCTCCGTAAGGAGGGTTCCCAGAGATAAAATTGTATTTCTTCCCTTTATAGTTTTCACCTACGGATCTATTTTTTGAATCCACAAATAAAGTCTCGAACGCTTTGTCCGAAACATTGGCCTCGGGATGAAGGATACGCGCGATTTGATAGGCTGTATTGTCATCAGGATTGTATTCGAGCATATCCCAATTGTATTTTGAGCCTTCACCTTCAGCGAAACGCCCAATACCGGCACTAGGTTCTAAACCTGAGTCTCCCGGCTTTAGATATCTGGCCATGATATCCTGAACTTTAGAAATCATTTTCCTTGGTGTAAAAAACTGATACAACATACCCCGATTTGATTCGGCATCATCATTGGTTGACTGCCCACCTGAACCTTCATATAACCGGAGTATTTCTTTTTGTTCTTCTGTGATTTGACTTGGTGGAGTCGATGCTAGAATTTCTTTGCATTTCGCATTGATTTCAAATTGTTTTTTTTGGGAAAACTTCTCTTTGATTGTCTCAACATTTTGTGCAGCAGTTTCCAAGTTAGATTGGTGAGGAATCGATTTTAAGCCTTTCCTGATCTTGTTAGAATCTTCGGAACTGATTTGAACAAATCGATATGCCTTATTTAGCAAATCATTCAATGATTTTGCATCGCTTTTGTATGCTTGGTCCACCCATTCTTCTGCTTTCTGATCGAGTCCTTCTTTTAGAAGTGCATCTTTGACCATCGTTACGAATTCAGGAATGGTTTTTACTTCCGATACTTGAAGTTTTGGCTGAAAGTTCGTATTAAGAATTTTCCTTTCAGTTTGAGGAGTTATTCCAAAAAGGTTATTTTCTTTCTGGAAACCTTTTGATTCTGGAACAGATTCCTGTACGAGTTGAAATGATGGTGAATCCTTTTTTGCATTTTGATTTCCAATCATTGCTTCAGATAGTGCGTTTTGATTGATTACTTCATTTTCTTCATTGTCATCACTGGACAGAGGGACATTTGAATTGAGCCCCATTGATTGAATCATCCCATTCACGAGAAAATCCAAGTAATGATTGATATCGCCATTTCTAAAATCGATTTGAGAGAAAGTTTTTTTAATCTGAGCCTTCGTTTCCTTTGGCATTGAATCAATAAATTCAAGTAGGTTGCGATAAGTAAGCCCGATGTGACCTGGTTTGTTAAGATCCTTGTCGATATCTATGCCCTTTTCATCGAGCATAGTTGAAATGAATTTTACTTGAGAGGAAAAATTCTTTAGTCGCTCCCCGTCGAGAACATCATGTCCAGATCCACGTTTAGCGTCCCCGAGTAAAGTAGAAGATTGTCCATTGTTATCGGTTTCTTTTCTGCTTCGCAAATCCCCGCCAGGCTCTCGTAAATCCACTGTGGAGTGTATTGCATCAGAGGTGATAGATTCCTCTCTTTGATTTTCTGGTAAAGTTCTTCCGGTGCTACTTTCGATGACATTTTTTTCTCCGTATAAATTAAATAAAGTCCGGAATATCGAAGTTTTGTAAATCGATTTGGATTCCGATTTTTGTTCTGCAATCTTTGTAACAGTTTCTTGATTTTTGTCTATTATTTTACCGTTAGTTGATGTTGCCGTTTTCTCTTGGTTAAATCTTGCATCATATTCTGCTTTACGTTCAAAATATTTTGCAAAGTGAGAAGTCCATTCCGGATATGAAATGCCTTTTTCAGAAATGGAGTGAGTCTCATATTCCTTTTTTGGAACTTTCTTTGCATCGCTAGGATCTGTTTTGAAAAAGCCAGCGATCTTTTCTAGTAACCCAAGCTCTTTACTTGTTTCTTTATCCGGATGATCTTTTTCGTATTCTTCTTTCGAATACCAATATCGATAACCACCTTTAGCTTTTAATTCTCGTTTATAATACTTAACGTTTTGGCCGACGGATCCTTTTTTTCCTTTAATAAAGTTCAGTATAATAGTGGATGCGGAGTTTGACATGGGAAGTGACAAGGGCATTCCCCATGCGAGAATTCAAGCTTTTTTCGGTTTCAGTCCGTCTCCACCGAACGATAAATTGATTCGCGAAAGATTCTACCGAGATCAAGTCTTGTCTGATTAATTCTCCCAATAAATTTTCTCGGTTGGATACGTTCAGCTAGTGCTGAGGCCGTTGTATCTGGCATAATCGAATATCGAGGATTATATTGGTACACACAAACTATTCTTTCTGGAAGAGCGCTAGAATAGATGCGAACATATCTACTGTCTTCGATCCAAAAGTCTTCATACTCGATAGAGTCGGTATAGACGGCCACAATCTCTCTGAGTGGGCTGTATTTGACAGGGTAACGTCCTTCTTTATCTTTTTCCAAGATTTCTTTCTCTGTTCGAAGCGTACGAAGTGGAATCAGTATATCATCTTTTGAAATGTTTAATCCGGAACCAACAACGATATCAATATCACCTGACTGGACATCTAGCATTTTCTCTGCTAATCGAGCATCTTTAGTATCGATCGTTTTATAACCAATTTTAATTGGAGAAAATGTGACGTAGCTTAATAAATATCTTCGGCCTGCCTCTGCCACTGTCTCACATGAGATTTTGGTAAAATCATATTTAAATCCAATCTCATCATAACCTGATTTGTCGAGACGTTCTCTCCAAACAGAATCGACCATTACGATGATATCATCCTGGACAGGATGGAGTAAAAAACCGTCCTCTTCTTGTATAAATGAAACATTTTCAAATTTTGTAAATGATTCGATATCATAATCGCAATCCAATTGATAATATTCCTGGAATTCAATATTTGGTTTTAGCTTAATTCTATTGTGCTCAAAACTCTCAATTGAGAGATTAAAATTCCCTCCGAAATCTTCATTCCGAAACACTTTCAGAGATCTGATTTTGGATATTGGTCCGTATTTCGTTTGAACAACATTGCCATCATAAAACATCGGATTTAAAGTTTCCGTTGGCATCCTTCGATAACGTTCGATCCGATACAATTGAGAATCACTTCCCGGAATTGCCATTTTTGTTTCGTCTAGATCACCTATTTTGGGAATTGCGCGGATCCAAATTGCAGGCTCGCCTTGCCTACTGATAAGGTCATCTGGAGGATTAGGATTAAATACTGAAGGTGCGGGGGTAACTCCAAATGGATTCCCGCCACCAGAAAGATATTGCTTTGCCATTAGTTATATTTCCCACCATTCCGCTCGATTACCTCTTTTGCGGATTCTATTACTGCGAGTTTTTGTTCCTGATTAAATGTTGATCCAGATACATCAAGATAGATTTCTTCTCCGGCTTTCCTCACAGAGAGCAGAACTATTCCGAGAGTTTCAAACTCATCCGTGTCCATTTCATTTCTGTATTTAGATACTGCACTTTTAGGATCTAAAAATTCTGTCATCTCAGAGAAGGCCATTGCATCGAGAACGACTTCTCTACCAGAACGTTGTGGTGGAGTGGATTTGATATAACTATCAACTCGATCCAAAATATCTTTAAGCATGAGCCAATATTTCTTTTCCCAAGGATCCTCGATCGGTGTAATATCGTGCCATGTTGCGTGACGCATATTTGCGTCTTCAAACTTTTTTAAAATAACACGTCTAAGAAATTCTAAATGGTCTTTATAATGATCTTTCATTACATCACTCTTTGCCCTTTTCGGAATACTCCATAATCGATTCCCAATTCACTCATCGCGCGGATCCTTCCAGCATTGAACGCCATACTTGCTTCTGTCCAGGCAAATCGTCGAAAATTTCTATTCAATCGCAACTGCAGTAATTCTGATTCTTTACCATTGAGTAATTCAAGATAAGTTTCCGATGAAATCGTACCATTTTCAACAATATCCAATAGATCCGGATAAGCAAAATCGCTTTGCATTTGTTCAAGCGTCTTCCCTTCTTGAATTGCCGTTACAATCATATCACGCCACATTTGCGTTAGATACTCATAAGGCTTTCCACCTCTGACAGGTTGACCATCCTCACCATAGATTATTTCACCCTGGTCATCTCGTTTGTAAATCGCAAGCCATTCCGCTCCATGTTCCTTTGCATATTCTGCTGCGAGCCTTGATATTTCTTTTTTCGAAACTACTTTCCCTTTTTCAAAAACTTCATCTATGCCAAAGCCAAGTTTATACTTAAGTGCTTTGTCATAATCTTGGATCCCCATTTCAGTAACAGTTTCCAATGGAAGTTTTAGCTCACCGGTTAAATAACCTGAAAGGTATCCGAGCAATGTTCCAGTTTCACCGATTTCTTTGAAAGTAGGATTCCAATCTTTTTCTAAATAATCAAACAACCATTCATCGAAGTCTTGGTCTGGAGGATCCGGCAAATCATCAAGAACAGTATCTTTTCCAATATTTATAATAGCCGGCCGTCTTTTTCGTGGAAATTGTTTTGCTGTAATAGAAGGGAATATTTTGGAAAAAAGATTCTTCCCCCATTTCAATACACCCTTTTTGAAATATAGTTTCGATGCGTACATAGTAGGGGAGTCAGGTCCAAGTACAACATATTCTATCCACTTGAGCCGATCCCCAACAATTAACTGAAATTCCCTTCCTGCTTTGCTTCGCAAAAAGGGGGACTCTTTACCCCAATCGTTTTGCAAATTGATCTAACTGCTGTGAGTATAAAGACAACTTTGTAGCATTTGGCAATCCACTAGAAACAACACCTTCAAATTCGGAAACAAGTGTCAGATAGTCTTGAGTAGCTGCGAGTTCTACAATTCTATTTGATAATTGGCCGAGAGCCTCAGTTGCATCGGGATTCACACTTCTCACCTTATCCAAAATCGCGCTAATAATCATAGAAACGATTATCGGCTGTGTCTGGTTAGGAGTAGCAAGAAGATCGGAAATCGTGTATCCCAATTCCGTTTTCTCTTGCTCACTTAGGTGATCAATTTCCCCTTGAATGAAGCCAATCCCTTGATCTTCCGTACCCTGATTTTCTTCTTCCACTTCTTCAGGAGGAGGATTTATTCCTTCCCCCTCTTTCAGATCAGAAGGATTTTCCTGATCCAATTCGGGAAGCGTAGTCCCGGTTCCATCGCCAGAAACAGTATCTCCGCCTTCTACCAAGACCGATTGTTCGTTCTCAGTGTTTTCAATTACTTCCTCAGTGATTGTCTCCGGTGTTTCTTCCACGGCTACTTGGTCTGTTGTTTCGTTTTTATTTTCCATGTTTTGTCCTTCTAAATTTTTAAATTAACTACGCATTCGGTAGGAAGTCCTCTTCACCCCAAGGCAATTCTCCTTGATTACCGCTTGAAACTGGAGATTGCTCTTCCTCGCCACCGCCTTGAGCTTGTTCCTCGTCTGCGAAGACTTTCCCAAACTCCTGACTGAAATATTGATTCCCACGTAAGAGGCCGAGACGGGCCATTTTCTTTCCCTGCTCTACAGTT